CGCCAGCTGGTAGACGAGCTGGGCGAGGCGGGTGCGCTGCGCTTTACGGGGGTGTATGGCGGGCAGCGGGTGAGTGTGCCTAAACAGCCGCTGGCTGAGCACCCGATGCGGGCGGCGCTGGGGGGCATCTTGTTTGAAACACTGGTAGACCGCTGTGCTGGCCTGAGCATGGATGTGCCTAAGTGCGACGGCTTTTTGCGGGAGCTGCGCCATGAGCAGGTGCGCCAATACCGCGAGCAGGGGCTGACGATGGATGAGATAGCGGGCGAGACAGGGTATTGCAGGCGGCATGTGATCAACATACTGCACGGCGAAGCGGGGGTGGACACGCATACGCTGGATATGTTTGCAGAGCCCAAGCCCACTGCCCCGCTGGCTGCGCCGCGCAGCTATGCAGGGATGGCCAATGACCCTTTTGGAATGGGTGGTAGCATTGGGATGCGTGACCCCGTTTAAAACCCGTTCACAACCGCGCACAAGCCCCTGAATGATTGGGGTTGCCCACTGGTAGCCCTGCCACACTTTTAAGCCCCCTAGCCCCCGCTTGGGGGCTTTTGCTTTTGGTGAAGTATTTCACCATGCCGCTGCGCGCTTAAAACGCGACAGTAGCGGCTATGACAACCCAAGCCGCCCCTAGCACTGCCCCCAGCACCTCCAAGCCTAGCCCACTGGCGGGGTGGATAGAAGTGTTTAAGGCGGGGGCGCATACCGACAGCGCTGGCAAGCGGATGAGCTTTGCGGTGGCTGACCTGGAGCAGATGGCGGCGAACCATGCGCTGGGGGCTGCGCCTGCGGTGCTGGGCCATCCTAAGCATGATGACCCAGCTTATGCGTGGGTGGATGGCTACAAGGTGGATGGCAGCTCGCTGTATGCCAAATTTAACGACATTAACCCGGCCTTTGATGCGGGGGTGGCCAGCGGGGCTTACCGCAACCGATCGGTGAGTGTGTATAAGGATGCGGCGCAGGGCTGGCGGGTGCGGCATGTGGGCTGGCTGGGTGCAGTGCCGCCCGCGATTGATGGGCTGAAGCCGCTGGCCTTTGCTGCGCCGGATGCGGACTGCTTTGAGTTTGCTGCGCCGGGCTATAGCTTGGTGTGGGGGCTGGAAAGTGTGGGCAAGCTGCTGCGCGGGCTGCGCGAGCAAATGATCGCCAAAGACGGCCTAGAGGCTGCTGACAGTGCCCTGCCGCAGTGGCAGATAGATGGCGCGATGGAGTCTGCCGCCACGGCGCGGCGCGAATTTGATGAGGCTGAGCCTAGCCGTGCGCTGGGGCGGCTGTATGCCAGCCCTGACCTAAATTTACAACCCGATGGAGCAACTATGACGATTACCCAAGAGCAGCTGGATGCTGCCCATGCTGCGGCTGTGGCCGCTAAAGCGGAAGCCGATGCGGCCAAGGCAGATGCGGCCACAGCGCGCGCAGACTTTGCCAAGGCGAACACCGACCTAGCGGCGCTGCGCAGCGCTGAGCAGGCTACGCGCATTGGCGGCCAAGTGGAGCGCTGGAAGGCGGCTGGCAAGCTGACAGCGGCTGAGGCGGCTGGCATGGCGGAATACATGGTGTCGCTCGAAGCGGTAAGCACCAGTGAATTTGCCTTTAGCAAGGCCGATGGCAGCGCGGGCAAGCTGACCCCGTACCAGTTTCATATAGCGTCGATTGATGCGCGTGCGCCGAGCATCAAGCTGGGGCAGCAGGGTGCGGCCGATGACGGTGGGGCGCTGGATGTGGGTGATGCGGCTGCTATTGCGGCGAGCGCACGCAGCTTTATGGCCAGCGAGCAGGCGGCGGGGCGTGTGGTGAATATCGCCATGGCGGTAGACCATGTGACCAAGGGCGCGGCTGGGGCTTGATGCCGCAGCGGGGCTGATTTAACTTAAACAGGAGTATTGCGATGAGCAACTTGATTCGACAGAACCCGGGCTATGTGGCTGCGGCGGCGATGGCGGCGTTTGCGGTGATTAAGCCCGGCGCGGTGGATGGCGCATGCCTGCCTGCCACGGCAGCCACTGACTTGCTGCTGGGTGTGAGCGATGGGCTGGCTAAAGATGTGGGCGAGATGGTGGATGCGCCGAGCGCGGGGGTGGGCGAGGTGCGCTTGGGTGCGGCGGTGACCCGTGGCCAGAAGCTGACGGCGGATGCCAGCAGCAAGGCAGTGCCCTGCGCACCAGGCGCGGGGGTGAACCACCACTACTTTGGCGTAGCGCTGCAAAGCGGTGTGGCCGATGACGTGGTGTTGTACCAGGTGGGCTTGGGCGTGATGCAGGGCTAAGGCTTTGCCTGTCACACAAGTGTATTAACAAATTTTGAACTGGAGTTGAACCATGGCTAAAGCCCCTTTTGTGATTACCCCCGAGCTGTGCGCGGTGGGTGTTGGCTACAAAAATGCCAAGATGATTGCCGACGATGTGTTGCCACGTGTGCCGGTGAGCAGTGAGTCGTTTAAATACCAAAAATTCCCGATGGGGGAGTTTTTTACGGTGCCTGAGACCCGCGTGTCGCGCAAGGGGCAGCCTAACCAGGTGGAGTTTAGCTCGACCGAGGTGAGCGATTCGGTGGAAGACTATGGGCTGGATGCGCCTGTGCCGAATAAAGACATTAAGAACGCGGCGGCGCAGGCCAAGCAGACTGACCCGCGCAAGCGTGCAGCGATGGGGCTGATGGATTTGATAGAGCTGCGCCGCGAGGTGCGTGCGGCTAGCTTGGTGTTTAACGCGGCCAGCTACAACGGTGCTAACCAAGCCACACTGAGCGGGACTGGCCAATGGAACGACTACACCAATAGCAATCCGCAAACGGCGATTATGGATGCGCTGGACACGATGATCATGCGCCCGAATATCGCGACCTTTGGCCGCGCGGCTTGGACAAAGATTAGCCAGCACCCCAAGTTGTGCAAAGCGGTGTATGGCAATAACACGGATGCGGGGGTGATCAGCCGTGCAGCGTTTGCCAACCTGCTGGAGCTGGACGATGTGTATGTGGGCGAAGGCTGGGTGAATACGGCCCGCAAGGGACAGCCTGTGAACATGGTGCGGGTGTGGGGCAAAAACGCTGCGTTTTTGTACCGCAACATGAATGCGGACACGGAGTATGGCATGACCTTTGGCATGACGGCGCAGTGGGGCGAGCGCGTGGGCGGGGAAATTGAAGATGCGGACATTGGCATATATGGCGGCGTACGGGTGCGTATGGCTGAGTCGGTGAAAGAGCTGGTGACGGCGAACGACTTGGGCTATTACTTTCAAAACTGCGTGGCGTAAAAAACCGCTGGTGAAACGGGGGGCTTGCGCTCCCTTTTTGTAAACATTGACTGGAGTGGATGATGGCTAAATTACTGGTACTGGTGGCTTGCATAGCCCTGAGCAGAGTGGAACACGACGGGGTGAAGTATGGGCCCGGCGAGGTGGCGGGGGCGCGTTTTGAGTGCCTGCCCGAGCAGGCCGATGCGCTGGAGGCGGTGGGTGCGGTGGCGCTGGCCGAAGGCTATGTCAATGTCGCTGCGGTGGCTTTGGTGCAGGCGGGCACTGGTGTGGACGCTGCGGCTGATGCGGCTGCGGCGCTGGCCGAAGCGCAAGCGGAGCGTGATGCGGCGCTGGTGGAGCTGGAGGCGCTGCGTGCGCAAGCGGCAATGGCTGCGACGGCTACTGGTGAAGTGGCGACCGCGACCGCGCCTGCCCCTGCGGCTAAAAAGCGCTAAGGTAGCCTGCCATGGCCTATGCCACGCCCGCGCGGGTGATTCAAGAGTTTGGGCTTGCCGAGGTGACCCAGCTTTTGGCTGACGAGGAGCAGCTGCTGACTGGCCAGCTGCTGCTGGACGCGCTGGCTGTGCAGGGCACAGGATTTTGGACGGGCGAGCCCAGCGAAGCGGAGCGCAGCGCTGCCAGCGCGGCAGCGGCCAAGCTGCTGCGCAAGCTGGAGACCACCAGCAATATGATGGATGGCTACCTGCGCAGCGCGGTGCGCCTGCCGCTGGCCCCCGCTGATGCGAATGCGGGGACGCTGGAGGAATGCTGCTGCGCCCTGGTGCGCTGCGGCTTGGCCGATGACACGGACAATGCCACCGAGCGCATGGATGCTGGCTGCGCTACATGGCGCACTTGGCTCAAAGATGTGGCACGCGGGGTGGTGCAACTGGTTGGCAGCACGGGCGAGGCGGTGGCGGCTAACCCCAAGAGCGGTACACGCACTGGGCAGGCAGCCACTGGCTTTGACTGGGCCAGGCATGCGGGCTGGACGCAGGGCGCTGCGCAGGGGATGTGGCCATGAGCGGCACGACGATGCACATGACGTTTGCGGATGCGGCCATTGGCCAGCACCTTGCCCGCTTGGCGCAGCTGGATGCGGGGCACTTTGGAGCGATCAAGCGCGAGATTGGCGAGTTTATGGTGGCGGACATCCAAGATAACTTGGATGGGCAAAAGCTGTTTGACGGCCGCGCCATGCCGCAAAGCGCAGCGGCGATTCAACGCACTGGCAAAACACTGATTAAAGACCACCACCTGTATGACAGCTATGTGTTCCAAGCTGTAGACCAAGGCATAGAGCTGGGCAGCGAAAAGGTGTATGCCCGCATCCACCACGAAGGCGGCATGGCGGGGCGTGGGCACAAGACAAAAATAGTGGCGAGGCCTGTGATGGGCATGGGGATGCGGCAGGAGCGGGGGCTGGGCGACTTGCTGATCAACGAGATAAGGGCTTTGCAATGAGCACGGCCCTGCTCACGCAAGCGCTGGCTTTTGTGCGGGCGCAGTTTACACGGCAGGAGCTGGCTACGGTGCAAGCCTATGGCGGCGAATTTAGCAGTGCCGAGGTGGACAAAATAGGATTTAACTGCCCAGCGGTGTTTATTACCGTGCTGGGCTGGGACGGTGCGACGAACAGCAAGCAGCTTACGGGACGCTATGCCCGCAAACTGCGTATGGCGGCTTTTGTGGTGTGTAAAGCGCCTAAGCGTGAAGCGCGGATGCTTGGGGCGATGCAAATAGCCGACAAGCTGGCACTGGTGCTGCGCGACTGGGAGCCTGCGAATGTCAGCACCAACCCTTATACGCTGGCCGCGCCAGAAGACGAGCCGAGCTGCGAGAACCTGTATACCCGCGCGGTCGACCAACTGGGCTTGGCGGTGTGGCTGGTGCGCTGGGAGCAATGCGTGAAGCCGGAGGCAGGCATACCCCAGCTGGTGGACTGGCTGCGGGTGGAGATAGAAGACACGGTTCGCAGCACTGAGCCAGAGCCTGCGCCCGCACCTGTGCTGCCTGACTTGGTGGTGACTGAGGCGATTGCGTTTGCGCCTATCCCTTAATTTTTAACCTGAACCTTTTGGAGTGCCACATGGCTAAAACTGATATTGACAAAACGACTGCTAGCCCTGCCGCAGCCCCCAGCTTTGAGGCTGCGCCGCGCATGGGTGAGCTGATTACGGTGCGGGTGGCCACGGGCGTGGCGCTGGTGAATATGGAGACGGGGCTGGACTTTGCGCCGGAGACTGACACGCTGCAAACGGTGGGCGTGGTGACGCTGCGCCGCTTGGCCGATGGTGACTTGGTGCGCGTGGCGTGAAGCCCGATTGACAACGATTTACACAAGCGTAAAGAACGATTTAAACAAGCTTTAACTGGAGAAAAACATGGCCTTGCCTAATTTGCTGAACCTGAACTTTAAAGTGCCGTATGTGGCAGCGAAGATTGACTTTAGCCGCGCGGTGCGTGGCCTGCGGGGTATGCCGCGCAGGCTGCTGCTGGTGGGGCACAAGCTGGTGGCGGGCACACTGGCGCTGAACACTATCATGACAGTGAGCAATGAGCCTGATGCGATTGCCCGACTGGGCGAGGGCAGCCAACTGCTGGCGATGTGGCGGGCGGCGAACGCGAACCGTGACCTGGGCCTGCCGATAGATGTGGTGGCGCTGGCGGTGAACGGCAGTGCCACAGCGGCGAGCAGCACGCTGGTGGTGGGCGGTGCGCCTACGGAGGCGGGGGAGGTGATGGTGTATGTGCACGGGCAGCGCATCAGCGTGGCGGCAAGCACGGCAGACACGTCGGCCAGCATTGCCACTAAGCTGATTGCGGCGGTGAATGCCAATGCCAAACTACAGGTGGTGGCCAGCGCCGGTGCGGCTAGCACCATGGTGCTGACGGCTAAGACGCTGGGCCCCACGGGCAATGACATTAACCTGCGCAGCAGCTACTACCCAGACGATGCGCTGGCCGCTGGCGTGACACTGAGCACCCCGGCTATGGCGGGCGGCGCGGGCAACCCGGATGTGAGCCCACTGGTGGTGGCGATGAGCGGCTACCGCGCCACTGAGATTGTGTGCCCGTTTACCGACAGCACGAACATGGCCATACTGGAGGCCGAGCTGGCCACGCGCTGGGCGTATAACAATATGCAGGACGGCATGGTGGTGAACTGCCTGCGCGGCACGGAGGGCGGCATCAGCGCCCTGCTGACACCGCGCAACAGCCCGCATGTGCATACTATTTGCGTGACCAATGACTGCACCAACCCATGGGAAACGGCCGCGATGGCGGGAGCGGCGATAGAGAGCAGCGCGGCCACTGACCCTGCGGTGGGGCCGACGGCCAAGCTGCTGGGCTATGCAGGCCCGGTGCAAGGCCAAGGCTTTGTGGTGGATGCCATGAACAACTTGATGCTCAAAGGCGGTAGCCCTCTGAACATTGCCCCAGACTACACGGGCAGCTTGCTGCGCATGTTTACCAACTACAAGCTCAGCCCAGGTGGTGCGGCCGATGAGAGCATGGCGCAGATGCCTTGGCTGAAAACGATGAGCTACTGGCGCTGGTTTATTACCAGTGAGTTCATGAACAAATACAACAACAATGGCTATAAGTTGGGCCAGTATGTGAAGCAGCCGATACCGGGCCAGAAGATTATGACGGTAGATTTGGCGCAGGAGATTATGCTGGGGCTGTACCAAACGTTTGTGGATGCGGGGATGATGCAAAACTTGGCGTATTACCAAGGCAAGCTGCTGGTTGAAATTGACGCGCCCAACGGTAAGCTGAAGATTGTGGAAGAACCCGTGATATTGACACAGCACTACCAGTCTGAGGTGACCAGCTATGTGGTGGCTGGGCAGGTGTAGCCAGCGCTTGGGTAAACGATATTTAACTGGAGAAAATAATGGCAGATTCAAGTTTGTTTCACGTGGACGTGATTGTGGTGGATGGGCAGGCGCTGGCTTTTGAGGACAGCTCGGGCATGATCAGCGGGGCGGCGGGCTTTGAAAATGAGGCCAAGCTGAGCGCCAGCGGGCCGGACTACACGCTGCGCAAGCGGGTGGCGCGGGTGCTGAAAGCCAAGCTGCAATACACGGGGGCGGTCACGCCAGACCAGTTTGCGGCAATGAAGGATGTGCAAATCGCGCTGCGCGACACGGTGAGCGGGCGCAAATGTGTGGCCGATGGCGCTAGCTTTAAAAGCTTGGGGGATGTGGGCAGCGGCGTGGTGGATGTGGAATTTAACCTGCTGCAAGCGCTGAAATGGCTCTAAGCCACTAGCGGCCTGCGGGCTGCACACGCAACACAAAAGGGCGGGGGCGCACAAACCCCTGCCCTTTTTTGCGTTTGGTGAAGTGCTTCACCACGCCCGCGCGGGGGGATGTGGTGACACTGGGTGCTATGACTGAAACCCCTACGCGCATTGAAGACTTGTACCAATTGGTGGTGCCCGATGGCCTGCCTATGCAGGTGGATGGCCAAACCATTTATTACCGCACGCTGCGCCTGCGCGAGACCACGGTGGGTGATGAGCGCAAAGCCGAGGCTATGAGCGAGCGGGCTATGCTGGTAAATGGCGGCTACAAACTGCTGGTGAGTGAGAGCAACTTTAAGCATGCGCTGAATATGCTGCATATAGAGTCTTTTGCCTGCGATGGCCAGACGATCGGGCTGGGGCTGATAACGCTGGAGCTGTATGACAAGCTGAGCGCGCGGGATTTGGAGCTGGTGGAGCAGCGCATATTTTTGCTTACACTGGCTGCTGAGGTGCGCTATGGCAATATGGCGCTGGCTGAGTTTGAGGGAATTATGGCGGGCATGGCCACCCAGAAAGCAGCGCCGCCCCCACAGCCCGTGGGCCAGACTGCGGCAGTGGGAGAGCCTACTGGCCTCGCTGAGTCTGGCCCTGCAATGCTCGCCGACTACGCTGGAGACGCTGCCCACGGGCAGACTGGTGGCGCTGGCCAAACAGGTGTTTAAAAGCCCTGCAAAGCCATAAATAACGCCGTTTAAAGCCATTAAAACACCATGCGCGAACTCAAACTGCGGTATTTCATCGAGCTGGCCAGCAACATTGGCGCTAAGGCCCGCACCGAAGCGCAGGCACTGGAGCAATCGCAAAAGGCTATGCAAGACGCGGTGGGCAAAACTGGCCAAGCGGTGGGCAGGCTGGACTCGGCCTTTATGCGCTTTGCAGCCAACAGCGCTACCGAACGGCAAATTGGTTATATGCAGCGCTTGGGCCATGGCATAGACGCTGCGGCCAGCAAAATGCGCACACTGGGGACGCTGACTGCCAAGGGGCTGGAGAAAGCCCCGGGGGCTATAGCAGGAGCGGCGGCTGGGTTTTATGTGGCCAAGGCGGCGATAGACAAGCCGATGGACTACAGCCTAAAGCTTGGGCATATGAGCAACACCGCTTTCTCCAAGCGCGATACGGTCGGGCGCATTGCGGGCAAGGCTGAGCTGAACGAGGCGATTATGTCGGCCATACTGCCCGACTCCAATGGCAAAGGCGGTGGTGGGACGCGGGATGAAGCTGCTGCTGCGCTGAATGAGCTGCTTGGCTCTGGTGTGGTTGATTTTGATGAGTCAAAAGCACTGCTACCGAAGCTGATGTCGGGTGCCAGTGGCACGGGCGCGACTGCGCAGCAATTGAGCATGATTGCCCTGCGTG